TAGTTTAGCCAAGTCTTTTTCTTAGCCTTCTGCTTTGCTTTATCTCGTATGCTGTCTTGCCACACTGTACTGTGTCTTCCATTATACGCATGAACTGGTCAAATACTGCGTGTTTAACTTTTTCTGGTGGCACAGAAGTTAAATCTATTTGTGACATTGCCTTGCCTAGCTCTTGTAAAGTTATATTAGAGGGCTTTGCGTCTTTCTGTTTATTTGTTATCTTCAATTACTTCTCCCTGTACTTCTATTTCCGACACACCTTGTGCAATTTGTTCTAGTTCTTCCCTAGATAGGTCTGTCAGTTGCTTCATATTGACTTCATGCTGTACGAAATTGGCATTTAAGTCTGGTACTACCTTGTTTAATAGCATTCCAAACACTCTGGCTTGGGTAGGATTCCATTCTGTATGACCTAATACCACTGTATGTGCAAGATTTATTTGGTCTTTGACGTATGAAGCTATCTCGCCACGTATGTTTGCAGACATAGCAGGACTTAATTTAACTTCATCTACTTTCTTTGCTACTGCTTTCATTTTCTTTACTTCTTTTTCTAGTTTTCTACATTCATGTGAACAGAACTTTCTACGAAATTCATGTGATTTCCTAGTATTAAACTTCTTTGCACATGTCTTACAAGTTATTTGTACCACGTTTTCAGACATTTTCAATAATTACTCCGATAAGTTGTGGGGGTGGGGAGGTGACTCTCCAAATTTCCAAAACCGAATCGATGGCATACCCCCCCCTTACCTCGTCTGCATACACATACATGACACATACATGACGCAGGTAACGCTAAAGCGTTGAATTTGTTACGTTTTTACCCCCTAAAAAAGGGGATTTTCCTCGTATATGCGTGTCTGCACGTTTCAAAACAATCACGTATACACGCCTAAACAATACCTTCGCAAAACGCAAAGTCAATCAAAACAATGACTTAGCTTTCTCACGCAGGCAGACACGTGCGCACTCCGAAGGACTTTATAGTCGGTGATTTCAACAGCCAAAACGGAGGTCGAAAATGGCTAACAAAAGTACACACGGAATGAGTGCTAAAGCACTCCAAGACGCAGTATCTGCGAAGCAGATTACGAAGGCAGACGCAATCGACAGAGCGAAGACAATGCTCGCTCGTGAAGGCAAAGGCGAAGGCTTCTATGCCAGATGGCAGAAAGTGCTGAAAGCACTCAACGCAGGAACTTTTGCGAAGACGGCTACTGCGAACTTCTACACTTCGGATTCTCCGAAGTCGAAAGCGAAGCCAAAGGCTTCGGCAACGCAGTCAGTCGCATCACTCAGCAAGGCTGAGTTGGTCGAAATCGTGCAACGCTTTATGAACGCTTCGAAATAACCCAAAGGCAGAGACGCATTATGCGTCTCTGCTTTTTTTTTGTTTTTTTTCACCCAGACGCATGGAGGTAAATTATGCGACAACAACACAGACTACAACGGCTGATAACACGAGCAACGGACGACAACAACGTAATCATGTTGAAACGTGCCGAAAAACAAGCTAGGCTTTTGGAACGAAGACAACAACAACGCAACACGAGGAGACGATAATATGTTGCTCGAAAAACTCAAAGCCATAGGCGTTTTTATCATGTTCGTACTTGCAATCCATCTCATAATGCTCGTGTTCATCGAGTTCATGGCAGGTTGTGGTACGAAAACCTACTACAACGATGGCACGTGGGAGACGATGCCATGCGTTTTCATTCCTTACGAAACAACAACAGGCACATGGAGGTAAATATGCCAAAGTACACATTTGAATGGACGAGGACAATAACGTACTCGACAGTAATCGAAGCCGATAGCGAGACAGATGCTCACGAAGACTTGATGCACGACATCACTGCACAACAAACCGACTTCACGTCTGACATAACAGACGAGGTGTTTAACGTGCCAGAAGAGTCGAGTGGTGTCATGTTCACACAAGAAATGAGCGATGACGAAATCAAGAAAGCTATCGAGGACAACGACAACATCATCAAGGGTGTGTTCGACAAGTGGAACAAGAAAGGAGGTAATGCGTAATGTTTCTTGAAACTGCAACTGCATTGGTGTGTCTTTCACACGCAATCTTTTGGGAGGCTCGTAGCGAAAGCACTGTCGCCCAACTAGCCGTAGCACAAGTCGTCATCAACCGAGTCAACGATTGGAGGTTTCCAAATGACGTATGCGAGGTTGTCACTCAAGGTCAACGCTACACGTGGAACAACAAAATCGTTCCGAACAAGTGTCAGTTCAGCTTTTACTGTGATGGCAAGCCAGAAGACGAGACGATAGACCTGCAAGCATATATGTGGGCTGAAGAACTAGCCACGTATATACTTGAAGGCAACTTTCACATTGACCTCACTGATGGTGCTACGCATTATCACGCAGACTATGTTTATCCATCATGGGCAGAACAGTTCACGAGGACAGTTTGCATTGATACTCATTGCTTTTATAGGTGGGAACAATGAACCGATTTCTCATTGAACGTGACCCACAACGCATAGCCAAATCACTATGCGACCAACACATTGTGAAGATGCCACTCGAAGAGGCACAGATGCTTTGCACGGCATTGTGGCATCACAACGCAGAGTTCGCCTTTGAAAACAACTTGTACAAGCCAGTACATCAGAAACACCCATGCACCTTGTGGTGCATGGAGACACGAGACAACTTCAAGTTCGCTTTCACGTTGTACTGGTGTATGTTGTTAGAATACAAGGTGCGATACCGAAGAATGCATGGAGCAAGAAAGCCGTTTCATGCAATCTTACAAGGAATACATCACATTCCAAAGGGCAAGATTACAAAGCACCCTCAATGCTTTGGACAACACTACGAGTCCATCAAGACTGACGAGGACTATCCTATCAATGCGTACAGAGATTTCTACAGACTAGACAAACTCTCCTTTGCGAGATGGAAACACAGTAGAAAACCTCATTGGTTGAACTGACGCACAGACAGACAGGCACGGAGTCCGAAGGACTTTATTATAGAGTGACAGAATTTGTTGACACAATAGGGTGTTGACAAACTGTCATTCATTTGTTACAATCATCATTACACACAAGGAGGACTTATGATTGATGAGAAGAGAGTTGCTCACTTACGAGCAGAACTGAAAGAAATCATGGCTATGGACTACGGCAAGATGCGTAGTAAATTACGTAGCATGGCTTCGCCAATACTTGCACATCACGTTGCAGATAACGATGTCGACATTGCAGACATTCAGAGACGTTCCACAAACGCAATGAAAATGCCAAGCTACAAGCCAACTGTGAGTGGTGTCATCATGTCTTGTTCTATTCCTGCGTTGTACGACATCATCTTCAGCGAATTTGGTGCTAGTAACGTACTCGATGCGATACTTGACCCATTTCGCTATGGCTACTCAAACTCAAGCAAGAGTGGCTACGACTTTGGCAGACACAAAGAGGTGTCAGACGAGTTGCACAAACAGAGAACCGAGTGGATTGCAACTGCATCTAGCGAGAAAGTGTCTACATGGCGAGACAGAGAGGCACAAGACATTGCCGAGTTTGATGCCAACACTCTAGGTGCTACTGCATTGTTGGACATCATGTCGAAAGTTTGCCTTATGACAGAGATGGAGGTCGACACGGACGACATCACTACTGCACTCGTTGAAGTGTTGAAGAACTTTGCCAAGACGTGGGAAGTTCCAATGTTCGAAATCAAAGCAGAAGGTCTTCACGACCTCATGGAAAACGAGCCATTGATTGCGACTGAGTACAACCTCAAACACCCAAATTGGAAACAGACGGAAGACAAACTCAACGACAAAGACGTTCCGTTTAATCGCATATGTTCTCACGTTGTATACAATCTTGCACAAATGCACTCACCTATTGGGTTGAAACCTGCGACAAAGATGGCGAGTGGTAAGGTGTCTCTTGGCTCAAAGGTGAAGAGTGCAAGCAAAGATAGCCTCAACCTTGTGAACATGACGTTGAAGACCATCGGACTAGACGACATCGAGAAACTGTCTAACGACTATGATGACATGATGAGCAAGGTAGACGTTCAAGCCGAGGAACTTGCAGACATGGAGAAAAAGCTGAGAATTATGTCAGCAAGTACTGCGATTGCACCTAGCAAAGTCGAGGCAAGTGGTGAGATACCAAGTGGTAAGCAAGTAACGAAGAAAGCACATGAGGTATTCACGATACCAAGTTCGAGCAAGAAGATGTTTGACTTCGACATTCTCACATGGGAATGGGATAAGCCACACCCTTACGTTCCTGCGATTGACAGTGGATACATCTTCAGACCATCGAGTTTGTTGAGAGTTCTGTATGCATTGAACACCAACCAACGTGTGTATCTACATGGTCATACTGGTAGTGGTAAGACGACTTTCATCGAGCAAGTTTGTGCTTACACATCGACACCATTTATGAGAGTGAACTTCGACAGTGAGGTTACACGTATGGACTTGCTTGGCAGAGACGTGCTGACCACTGGTTCGAGTGGTGCTACGGAGTCCAAGTTCGTTGAGGGTATCTTGCCAAAGATGATGACGACACCATGTGTTGGTTGCTTTGACGAGATTGACTTCATCAGACCAGACGTTGCTTACGTGATGCAGAGAGCATTCGAAGGCAACGGATTGATGCTAACGGAAGATGGTGGACGTGTAGTTCAACCACACCCACAGTTCAGAATGGTCGCAACTGGTAACACAGTAGGTCAAGGCGATGAGTATGGTATGTATCAAGGTGCAAGACCACAGAGTATGGCGATGATTGACAGATTTACCATATGGGTCAACGTACCATACCTTGACAAAAAGCAACGTGATGATTTGCTCAAGAGCAAAGTTCCGTTGTTGAAAGACAATCAACGTGACCAACTCAATCAGTACGTTGGTGAACATCTTGAAGCATTTACCACATCGAAAGTGCTTCAGCCAATATCGCCACGTGGTATGCTATCTCTTGGCGATACAATAGTGAACTTCTGCACGTTGTTTAATGACAAAGATGCCGTGAATGAAGCACTTGAAGCCGTGATACTTGACAGATGTACGCAACAAGACAGAGCCGTACTCAAAGGTATCGTAAACAGAATCTTTTCATAAGGAGGACAATATGAACAAACACATTGATGCAAAATCTTTTAACGAAGAAGTAGTGACAGGCATTATGAGAATTGTAGCACTATGCACTACTGAGTTAATGAAAGAAGTTGATGGCGACAAGAGAACTACTGCCAATGCGTATGATAATGGTAGGAAAGAGATTGCCAAAGACGTACTCACCATAATCAAAAACATAAACTTGGAGGCAAAATAATGAAATCGGATTTATTTCAACACGAGGTTCGCAAGACCTCATCAGTATTCGGTAGGAAAGAAGACGTGACAGTTGAGTTCCAAGGCGAAGAAGCCATGACTAACGGCTCGACTATCATACTGCCAGCGATGGACTTCGAGAAAGACATCAGCAAAAATGACCAAGCAATCATGCGTGGATATGTTGACCATGAGAGTGGTCACATTCGACACACAGACTTCAAAGCACTCAACAAGTTTGGCAAAGAGAACGAGGGCAACAAGTTGCTCTTGAACTTACAGAATGCTATCGAGGACATTTACTTGGAGAAGAAAGTGATAGACGAGTATGCAGGTTCGAAAGAGAACCTTGTTGCTACGTCTGGTTGTGTCAACGATGGCTTCCTTGAGTCCATAGGAACTGGCTTTGAGAAAGAGGCATTGGATAATCTCACGTTCATTACACCAGTTGCAATCACATGGGAGGGTCGCAAACACTATGGCAACAATGGTGCAGACATATGTTTGGACTTGTTAAAGCCTCATGTTCGAGAGAAGATTGAGCGATGGACTAAGAAGATTGACGATTGCAAGAACACCAAAGACGTGATTGCACTTGCCAAGAAGATTGAGAAAGAGATACGTGAGGAAGAGCCAAAGAAAGAAGCACCTAAACCAACAGACGTATCGGTAGGAAAAACACCTGGCAAGAAAGGCAATGAGCCAGGCGATGGTGCTGAAGTATCCAAACCCACAGACGGAGACGAGAACAAAGGCAGTGGTGAACAGAAAGAGAGGTTCACACACAGACAAGGTGGTTCTGAGTGTTCGGAAGTTCCTGAAGAAATTCAGGAAGATGATGTGTATGAGGACTTCGAGTACAAGGAGATTGTCAAGGAGATTGGTAGGCAGAACTCAGCAGACCACAAAGACTTGCGTAGTGGCAAGGCATACTCAGCACAGAGTACTGCTCACGACAAATGGCATCACAGAACTGATGCTCCTAACAAGTACAGAAATGCGTATGGTCACTTGAGATTGAAAGAGGGCAAGGCATCTCAATATGATAGGCACTTAACCATGATGCAAGGCGATGTGAATATGATGAGACGTTCCATTGAGAGAGCATTGTTCGCTAAGTCGCAGAGAGATTGGGACTTTGGCAAGGAGGACGGACGATTGGATAGTCGCAGATTTCCGTCTGCTTTCAATGGCAAGCCAAATGTATTCAAGATGAAGTCTGATAGACGTGAGATGGATACTGCGTTGACCATGCTTGTTGACTTGAGTGGTTCTATGAGTGGAGAGAAAGTGTTTGTCGCTCAACAATGTGCGATGGCGATTGCTGAATGTGTTGATAGAACTGGTATCGCATACGAGATACTTGGGTTCAACACTGGTGGTGGCAATGTGCCTGGCGTTCCACCAAGAAGTAGTGATTGGTATGAAAGACGTGAGTATACACGTTGGGAGAGCATTGATATGTGGATATTCAAACACTTCAAGGAGAGATTGTTTGAAGCCAAGGGTGCTATCTCATGTATATCGCAGTGTAGTGGTGGCAACAATGTCGATGGTGAGAGTGTGCAGTATGCATATGACAGACTTAAAGAGAGGAACGAGCAACGTAAAGTGTTAATCGTATTGTCTGATGGTCAGCCTGCGTGTAGCACAAACTACGATATGTCATTGAGAAGACATCTCGTGGATACTGTGAAGAAGATTGAAGCAGACAAAGACACGGACGTTGTTGGTATTGGCATCAAAGATGATGCCGTGGAAGATTACTACAGAAATCACGTTGTAGTAGAGAATGTGGGAGAACTTGCCAAGAGTGCAATGGGTGAGTTGTCTCAGATACTGTTGGGTACAAAGGTTGGTATCCACAAGAGGATTGCATAATGGGAGTTAAGAAAGCATTTACCATACATAATCATTGGTTGCCTTTGTATCCCACAAGAGGAATGCAATTTAGGTTTTGGTTTGAGGTTGCAAAGCGAGTGAACTACGCAAAAATCAAATCAGATAATTACGATAAAATTTCAACAATATGTAAGGAGGTCGACAATGACTTTAAAGCAAGAAAAATCTAAAGCAACGAGTAAGATAGCGCAGAAAAAGCTAGAAGACTTAGGTGTAATCGAGAGGGAGCAGGCTTCTGCTTTGGGAGGAACAAATGAGAAAACTAATTCTACACCTACACCCTCTCTGTTTCAGTACACACAATCGAGGAAGAGTACAAGGAAAAGAACAAGTACTCAAACTTCAACCTCACGTGAAGAATATCGCAAAAAGTTTCCGTCTGTCAAGACCCCATCTGTCTTTTCAAAGCCAAAGATAGACGAGCATTTACGTGAGATTGCAGGTAACTATGCTTTCCAACCCAATCCAAAGCAACCTATACACAACTTTGCATTCGCAAATGAGGCATTGATTACAGAGATGGTCGATGTTTTGTATCGCTATGTTGGAGACGTGCTTGAAGGCATGGACTTGATATACAGAGTTGACAATGAGTTGAAAGACAAGAACAAAACGAGGTTGCTTGAGATAATGATGTCGTGTGTTCACATGGACGAAAAGGGTAACGTCTCTCAGTTCTTCAAAGGAGATGCGTAATGAGTGTGATTGATAAGCTATTGAAACTGTATAACGTGCTAGACGTAGAGGAAAAGCAAGAGTTCCTCACAGTTGTATCACGCAATGCCAAGTCTGATGGAGTCATTACAGATGACGACATCAAGAAAGCAAGTGCCGTACCTATCAAGGGTAGTGTTGCCAAGTATCCCTCAAGGGGTGGCTCAAAGCCACCCTATTGGGTGAAAGAAATCAAGGATATTGATGACACGAAGAGAGGTATGTTTCGTATCGTTGGTGATTGGTTGTATGTGAACAAGCCATGTAGTGAGAAGAAACTATGTGTGCTTGGGTTCAAGTCCAACCATTCAGAAAGAAAGTCTTATGTGGTTGGTTATACACATAAGTACAAAGAGGTAATCGAAAACAGTAGAACTGGCTACAAAGTAGAAGTGTTTTTCAGCCCACGTGGAGAGTACGATACGTTTGCAGACGTAGAGGCAGCAGCACAAAGGGAGTTAAACAATGAGTAAGAAACTAACACTCGAAGAAATTCAAGGTCGCATCGATGACATTGAGGGTAAGTACTACAAAGGTTGGAGCAACTCTGAAGAATGGTGGAGGATTACTGGAGACGTACACCCTACAGACCGAAGACTTTGGACTATGTATCACGGACTTAAAAACAAAAGAGAAAAGGAGAACAGACATGAGTAAAGGTTGGATAGTGAAGATGGAGATAACATCTTACGAAAAGATTTTGGTATACACACCAAGATACGCAGACGCAGAGAGGTTGGCGAAAGAACAGATGAAAAAGTCTAGGTCTTACAACGACTCTGTTGTGATGGTAACAAGTCTGGCGAGTACGGAAGAAGTTTCGCCAGACACCGAGAAAGATTTCTACGCAGTAATAGGAGGAAGCAATGAAACAAAGTAAGAAGAAGACTCACAAGAGAGGGTCTGCCACACCGAGGGCAGAGAAAGGTCTTCACATGACAGGAAGAACTCAAAAGCCTATCGCAAGGGTAGGCTTGTTTGATATGCCAAAGTTCTCGGACATCATGCCATTCTTGAAAGAGGTGATACAAGAGAAAGCCACTGGTGTTAAGTTCAAGTCGTCTGACATTGAGCCACCAGTGACACATGAGCCACCATCTTTCAGAGACATAATGATGGACGATATTGAAGACGGCAGAATAACCTACAACAAAGCGAGAGGTTTTGCAGAAGCCAAGATAAGTGCTGAAGAGAGAGTTGTGAAACAGATTGTTTCCAAGATGAACAAGCTAATCTTGCATGAGCAAGTATCGTATGCTTTAAAAAGACCGAGCAAAGGCTTGCAGATATACAAGAACGATGAGAGTAGGAAAGTCGTGAAGCGATACCAAATGGACTTTAAGAAAGCCAAGAAAGCAATCGTTCATGCGAGTCTGATGCAAGAGATTGTGCAGAGAGGTGCAGACTTTACTGCTGATGAAGCCGTGCTTGCCTTGTGGAACTCAGAGCCACCATCAGAGAACCTTTTCATTGAGTGGAACGAGCCAACTAAACAGTGGTGGCAACAGAAAATCTTTCACAATAAGTGGGGTATATGTAATGGAGACGTGCCATCTTCTATTGTCAACCCATCTGTTGGTTATTGGATACGCAAGACCGAAGACGTAGATGGAATGTATTTGGGTGACAAGGTTTATACATTCGATAGCTTTATTTACTTTGCCAATGCTGAATATGACAAAGGCATAGAGCCACACATGGTTAAGCACGTAAACAATAAGGTTTACATACATGACATGAGAATGGTTGTGAACTTTGGAAAGCCTTTCGATGATGAAGTTATCAAGGAGTACAGACAGACACCATTCGAACTTGAAAGGTATGGCAAGAAGTATGAGAGCGAGGAGAACCTAATGAAGAGAATGCAAGAGATATTGTATCCTCACGACCTTACGTTGGAGCAATGCAAGCCGTCTGCCTTGAATGTTGATAGAGCATTGTGGGGTAACATATGGTCTTATCACAATAGCAAGAAGAGAAAGGACAAGAAAGATTGGGATTTGTTGAGAAGACATGTCATGTGGAAGCCTGGCATTGGACTCGAGATAGACCCAATGAGAAACCAAATACAGAAGAGCAGGGGAGATTACAGTTCATTGCTTGGTTGTATGGGAGACATACGATTTCTTATCTCGTTGTTGAATATATGGAACTATCCTAGACACGTTACTCAAGAAGTGAGACAGACGAAAGGCAAGAGAACTTTGATACGTGGAGAAACTGTACCATCAGACGAGCATGTAGTTCTCAAGGTCAACCTACCGAAAGATGAAGGTGTCAATCTGTACAGAACTGATAGCAATGGTCAAGGTGGTGTTGGTACACCAAAGAAGTATCACGAAGTTGATGCACATACGAGAGTGTATCCCACGTTGTACAATGACGATGGTTCTGTTAAGAGAGAAGGCTTTACCACAAGAGTTAAGGAACATGGTAGAGGTGATAAGAAACTCGGTACAGTTACCAAGGAATACAAACTAATGGGAGGTAAATAATGAAGTTAGTTGAGAGGAACGGACATCTATATGCTCATGGGTTTGTCAAGGATACGATGGGTAACACCCATCGTATTCGTAGGTCAACTGGATTTACTGTCGGACAAAAGACGTTAGCCAAGGAGAGAATGCGAGAAATATTCCGTGACGCAGGTAAGAAAGCAGACTTGGGTGCGAAGACGACAGTGACAGACGCAATAAAACTTTACCTGGGCAGCCGAAGTAAGCTGCCTGGCAGTACTGATATTGTGAACTTACGTCTGTTCGAGAATGAGTTTGGTCATAGGTTTCTTTGTTCGTTGGGACAAGCCGAAGTCATGGATTATTTCAAGGGACGTGGAAACAAAGACAACAGTGTATCGAGAGAGATGACGTCTATCAAGTCGATGATTAACTACAACAACGACATGGGTAGAAGTGTGCCAACGTATAAGCTGAAGCAACCAACGTCTGATGATGCACGAGTACGATGGCTGACAGAGCGAGAGCGAGACAGAATGATTGTGTCTGCACGTGTATGTCTGCAACCGATACTGAGGTTCTTGTTTTATAGTGGTGCTAGACTTGGTGAGGCATTCAACCTGCGAGCAAGAGACGTTGAGACAACGTGTGTTGTTATCGTCTCTCGTAAAGGTGGACGTACACTGAGACGTAAAGTGCCAGTGCATTTTGTTACTTACGTTAGTGACTATGGTTTCCGTGAGTTCAAGTCGAATGATGAAATTGTATTTAGGTCAGACGACTACAACTCATGGAACAAATACAAGTTTTATAAGTACTTCAATGAAGCACTCGCAAAGGCAGACATTGAGGACTTTAACCCCCATGATTGCAGACATACGTTTGCATCACATCTTGTGCAGAAAGGCGCAAGCTTGAGAGCCGTGGCTGATTTACTTGGACATACCTCTCTCGACATGGTAATGAGATACTCGCATCTTGCACCATCTCATTTACATGATACAGTAAACCTTATTAACAAACCAAAGGAGGATTAAATGGCAGAAGAAAAAGCCAATGGTGAAGACACCAGACCTAATACAATAGAGGTAGGAAAAATCTACCTCGTTGAAAAAGACGGAAAGCTTATTGGTACAGAGATACTGTTTGCCGATAACATCAGTACAATACAAAATGGTATGCAAGTATTGGACTTGTTGAGGAGTTCGCTCAACTTTAGTGGTTGGATATTCGAGACGTTAGCTAGACTCGTACCACGTAAGTCAGCTTCTTCCGAGCCATCTGTCGATAGTGCCACTAGCAACGAGAGCAGTGCCGACAAAAAACAAGATGACGGAGATGCCGACAAGGATAACAAAGACACCTCCGTACAACCATAAGTTTTCCCAAAACTTTTGTCGAGCGAGCATTCTTTCTCGCTCGGCTTCCTTCCTCTTACGTCTAATTTCAACACGTAATCTTAGCAGTTCTTGCCAAGCTTCATACCCCCTAGTTTCCATGATTATCTGACGCAGTTCGTTCTCCATGTCTTCAGCTTTTTTCTTGTTGATGAACGTGTCCATCGCCTCTTCATTTTCTGAGCCTGCGAATGGACTACGTTTCTTTTTGTTGTGGTCATTGCGTAGAATATCGATGGCATCGAATAGTTTTCCGATGTCTTTTCCAAGGTCTTGCATCTCACGTCCTGCCGAGACGCCTGTCTTGATTGCCGTGTATGCGGCTAATGCTATACTAATTGGTTCGATTGTACACTCTCCTTAAAGGGAGAGTGTACACTATATGCGAGAGGTAGTCGTCTTACTTGTAGACGATTTTCTTCTTTTTCTTTTTACCTTTTTTCATAGGTCCTGGCATGTTACACCTGCTTTCTTAGTCTGCCACCAAAGACATTGACCTTTTTCTTGTTAAGACTTGAGCCAAACTGTGATGGTAATTGTGAACGATTACGAAATTGCAAACCTTGAAAAGCATTCTTCTTTGTGCCGTTCATTTTCTGCGTTCCGAAGACTAGACCTTTGTTAGTTGAATAAGCCATATACTTCTCCTTGTTTACACTTTTATGCTACAGAATTTTTGCTTTTGTGTCTACCAGTTAGTTCCAAGAAAGCGTTGTAATATTTCATAAAGTCTTTCAGTCTGAGTACGCATAGACTTTCTTCAGTCGTCATTCTGTTTCGTCTGTTGATAACGATGGGCGTCTCTGGGCTATTCGTTTCCTGTGAATTTTTTTCTGCCTGTCTGATTGCGTCCATAAAATTCAGACGCTCAACACGCTTGGCTTCTACAAACAAGTCTGGCACTCCGATTAAGTCTGCTCCACCATGAGAACTTACCTTCCCTCCACCAGACAATGGCGCACGATATGCTGTGTTTATGTCTGCCTCCTCGTTGAAGTACGCTGCTAACTCACGCTCGAAGCCGTCTCCTTTTCGTTTTTGTCTGCTCATAAATCTTCGTACCCCCTTTTAATTCTACATTCAATGCAGTAGTACCAGTTCTTTGGTCGCTTCTTTGTGTCTCCACAATCCATGCATGGTCTTTGCCATGTCTTTTCTTCGTAAGTTCGCTTGACTTGGTACTTAGCTCCATCAAAATCTTGTAAGTTATGTCTTACAAGTATCCGTTTTATGGTGTCTACGCAACAATTAAATTTAGACGCAAGTTCTTTATGGCTTAACCTGCTATGATTAGCTTTAAGCCATGATAGATTTTCCTCGTCTACATTCACTCTACGTGGCATGTAGAAAAAATATCATAGGGGTATTGACAAATCAAAAAAAATATGTTACAACTACGTTTGTTCTTACGTGGTTGGGCGTAGCCCACCACGAAAACAAGAACAAGAGACGAAGTTTAAGTAGTTGTAACAAATAAATGACACAACAAAAAGCTCAAGAAAATCGTAAAAAGTACCCAGACATTGCAGAACTTATGGACAAGGTGAGGGTACATTTTCCTAACGCAAAGCTAGTTGCCGTGTATGTTGACGGAAAGAAACTAAAGTTCTAGCCATTCATTTATAAGACGAAGAGGTCTTTGCAAAGTCTCAGCTATGCTCAGTGGGTCTGTGCCGTCAAGAGCCATAGCTTTCGCTCTTTGCTTAGTTGATTGACTTGCGACAACGCATCTTTCATCTTTCGTATTGTGCGAGCCAAAGCCAATCCATTGTACTCTATCATGTATGTCTGTCCACTCTCTGACTTTCCCATACTTTATTTCCATTACCATATATAATCTATAGTCTGTCGGAAGTTTGCCCTCCAGTAGAGGAAATACTGGTCGCTCATAACTGCCGTCCCAGATAGCGGCATTTTGCTTTGCCGTGTCTTCGTCTCTGTATACTTGAGTTACTTTTATTTGTGTCTCCAGTACAGTCAACTGGTTGGTTGAGCCTGCCTCTCTACCCAGACCACCCTCAGACGGCTTGTTAGAATGGTGTATCATAATGACAGCGAGTCCTGAGTTCCTGAGTTTGACAGCTAACTGGTTGACTCGACTCCATTCGTCTGCCGAGTTCTCCATCAAGCCAGGATAAGCTGACCTGATTGTGTCTATTATCACAACGTCTGGGTCTGAGAATGTTATCCACGCTTGTAACTCTTCAAGTCCCTCTCTCCTCTTCAAGTCTATTTCTTTCTTGTCTACGAAAGGTGTCCATATGTTTAGCCTATCTTGCGTGTCTCCATGCATCTGCCTCATCTCAATCAGACGTCTAGCTATAGTAGACATGCCCATTTCAAAATCCAAATACAACGCCCTCGCAGGTTTGCCTAGTTCGAAACAACCAAAGTATTTTCTACCACTACACAAAGCAGATATACAATGCTGAACAAACATAGACTTACCATGTCCACTGTATCCATACACTTGCACGATTGTATTTGTGGGTAGCCAAGGTTCAATAAGATATACCTTACCCTTACTCTCCTCCATCAGTTGGTCTGCGTCCTTCATCTGGATAAGCTTTCTGGGTCTGTCTTTGAACTCCTCAGTCAATGGCTGACCAATAAAGTTTCCGTCTTCATCAAATCTTTCTGGGTGGTTTCGTCTCTCTGACTGTTCCATAGAACTAACAGTCGCTTCAAATTCTCTTTCGTCCAATGCATCTACAAAGAACTCATTCATAAAAGCAATGCCACGAAGTCGAAGCTCAGAGCCAAAGTATCCATTCAGTATGCACTCAGACACGTACCTCATAACACGTTCATTACGTCCATTGCTCATGCCAGATGGTATCTTTAATGTGGTTGGAAACTTTTCAGTCACGTACTTTGCAGTTCTATCCCACTCAGATAGCATTTCGTTAGGGTCAAAAGGTTTGACAGAACTCAAGTCGAGCTTTGAGAAATGAAAGTCACCATCGTTAATACGTTCTTTGAGTGACGGCTTCCAATCTTTCCAGACATTCATCTCATCATAATCGAATACGTCTGTTGGATAATCCCATTCGTAGTTCTTTGAAGGTGGTAGCAGTGCGTAACTGCCGTCTCCTCTGAAGTCTAACCCATTAATCTGGGGCCAATCTGCACCTCTGCTGTTTACACCTGCTCTCGGACCTCTACGTATTCCGTCTTTTGGGTGTTCGAAGTAGAGATGTACGCCTCTCTTCGTCTTAACTTTAATAGGCGTAATCATCTCTGCTTCTTGAGAGGCTTTGAATGCGTTGTCATTATCACAATCAACAACAACAACGCCACTCACTTCACCAGTTACAAGTGCAATGTCATAGTCTTCCCATTGCGTCCACCATTGAGTGACCTCATCTTCTGTTGGTAGACGTTTCTGATATTCAAGCCATCTGATAGCAGGTCGTTTACCTTTAGGCTTTATTGGTATGACAGACCAACCACGTTCCAAATACTCTAACGCATGATTAAGCTTTACGTTTTCCTTTCCCATTGTGTACCTCCTCAAAATAATCGTCTATACTGCATGTTGGGTTTACATTTTTTAGTTCCTCCAGAACTTTCGTTGAACATTTACCTTTCTTAACCCATTGATAAGGTATTGTCCTAGCTTTGTTTATCTTTCTAGCCACTGTTGATGCTCCTCCGAAGTCATTGATAAGCCTAGAAAAATTAATTTTATACATTTTTTTCTCCTTTTATGCTTGCATTCGTGTAACTTATATATTACATTCTGGTTCATGTAAAGCATCATTCGATAAACGCTGATGCAAAACTAGAAAAGGAGAAGCATATGTCTTCAGACAGTTGGGATAGCTTTGGTAAATCCAAAGAGTCTGATTCAATCCCATCAGACAACTTAGACCTCCTATGTCACGAACTCTACACATTAGAGTTAGACTTGCCAGCAAAACTTGAAAGGATACAACAACTCCAGAACGAGATTGCTTTGGCATTTCCAGAGACAGAGGGAGAACAGTCGAAAACAACGGAGAGGTTTCAAGTAACATGTTCAAGAAGTGAACGATGGGCATGGGATAAGCCAATGCTAGAAGAGATTTTTGGCGAAGGCGACTTGCCAGAGTACGTTACAAGAACTTTATCTGTTGATAAGAGGAAGTTTAAAAAGCTTCCAAGTGGAGAGCAGAATACATTGAAGCCTGCATTGACTAGAAAGCTTGATAAAGCAAGAGTAAAGGTGGTGCAGAATGTTTAATGTAATGAAGACCTCTGACATACAAAAAGGTGGTGCAATTAAACTATTACTATATGCACATCACGGATTTGGTAAAACATTCCAATGCCGTTACTTCCAAAAAAGATATGGAAAAGGATTGATATTATCTGGTGAAGCAGGATTAAAGTCTGTTGAAGACGTTAATATTGATTATCTTCCGTTCACTTCTTGGGACGGAAACCATGACCCAGAAAACGGAGACTATTCGTTTACTGGTATAGTAAAAATGTTGCAATCAAAAGAGTTCAAGGAAGCAGGATACAAATGGATAGCCATTGATAGCTTGACAGAACTATCTGAAAGACTAATTGAACATCTCGAAAAGCAACATGAGAACTCTAGCAATGGGTTCGCATTATGGGGAGACTATAGCAGACTAATGCTTGGTTCTCTTAAATGGATTAGGGACTTACCTATACATGTTTACATTACGTGTCTTGCTAAAGAAGAGAAAGACGCAAACGATGTAACACAATATTGGCCCCTAGTGAAAGGTACTGCCGTTAGCAAACATGTTCCTGCCTTGTTTGACCACGTTATGTGTGGTGTAAGGAAGACAGAAACAAATGATAAAGGTATACCAAAAGTCAAAAGGTATATAGTAACAGACGAGGTAAGTGGTTGGCATGGTAAAGTTCGTGACCCACTTAACACGTTGAGTGCCTTTGAAGAAGTAAACGATGTAACTGAA